TCTATTCCTTTGTCACCATCATATAACTGTTTCGTAACAGTGTTTAAGAACATACCTGGTTCAGCACCTTCAACATAATTTGTATTACGCTTTTGTGCTTCACTAGATCCATTCTGTAAGAGTTTAAGAATTGGTGGAGCCAGACTATCTGTCTTCACATTCTCGAAACCCATTTGTGCATCTGCCTCAAATAAACCTGCAGACGGTAGGTTTTCTTTTTTAGTTGCTACTTGTTTCGCGTCACTCATTTCTAGTTTCTCCTTGTTATTTTTGTTTGGTTACCTTCAAACGGTTTGAATAGCTCACTTGGAACTTCTTGACCATTTTCAAGACGCTCCCTTACTAGAGCTTTTAGAGTCATAGGGTTTACACCAATCTTTTGAATTGGCTCAAACCCTTGACCCTTTGCAAGGTCAGCGTATTGCGCCGCCTTGTTATCTTCGCCACGACCAAAGGTAACGGTAATGTCATTTTTAATAACATCACCTAGACCGTTGTTACGAAGCCATGTAAAAGCTGCTTCCTGTTGATCTTTAGGAATAGAGGCACCATAGATTTTTTTGATCTCTACTTGTTCGCCATCTTTCAGCTTTAATTTTGTTATCTGCATGTCATCCATCATTGCAGGTATCTCTACAGATGAAACTACTTTTGCTTTCTCTTTTAATTTTTTTAGAGATTCTTCAGCATTTGCAATCTCATCTTCTAAATCTTTTAGTTCTAAAACTTTGTCGGATAATCTTTTAGCAGAATCTATCTGCTCAACAGATTGCATCCTATCTTTTTCAAAATCAATTGTCATAACTTTCTCGTCTTTCTATATATAGGTTTTTATATTATTGTCAACCCTTAGAATATAAATTTATTTCAACCGGATAATATCTTCTTTCTTGCTTGTCCCATTTCAATAGGTTGTATTTTCCGTTTGTAATATCTGATACTACTGAACATGCTACACCAATTATGGCAGGATCGCCTGTAAGTAGTAAATAATCTCTAATAGTATAATCTTTTAATTTTTGTCTAAGTGTAGTAATGACATAATTTGGACTTAATATAATCTGCGAGTTTTCTGGTAGTAATACTCGTAAGTTACCAAATTGTGTTGCTCCTATAATATTTATTTTAGGTGCACCTTGTTTAGTTCCTGGTATATCTTGTATTACATATACTATAGACTGTTTATCTGTATGTTTTAATTTTTCGTAATCTACCATAAATACTTTCTTGACATTTTTTATCACATAATATATATGCTTTCAATAGAAAGTAAAATTATATTATGCATTACAAATACAAAAGCAAGCCTTTTGCTCATCAAAAGAAAGCTCTTGAAATGTCTTGGGACAAAGAAGTTTTCGCATATTTTATGGAAATGGGTACAGGTAAATCTAAGGTACTAATTGATAATATTGCCATGCTTTATAACGCAGGCAAGATAAATGGAGCCCTGATTGTTGCACCAAAAGGTGTGTATAAGAATTGGTTTGACTCAGAAATACCAAACCATATGCCTGATTATGTACCTAAAAAAGTTAGTTTATGGAGAACTGATCCTAATGCAAAAGACTTAAAACCTATGTTTAAGGCGGAGGCTGATTTACATATATTGATTATGAATGTAGAGGCTTTTTCTACTAAAAAAGGCATGCACTTTGCGGAGAAATTTTTAAATAGTCATGAAACTTTAATGGCTATAGATGAGTCTACTACTATTAAAAACCCTGGAGCGTTAAGAACTAAAAATATAGTATCTTTAAGACCACTTACAAAATACAGAAGAATACTCACAGGTTCACCAGTTACAAAATCACCTCTAGATCTATTTACACAATGTTATTTTTTAGATCCTTATCTATTAGATCAGTCTTCGTATTATGTATTTAGAACAAGATATGCTGTGTGTAGAAAAATAAATGTATCTGGTAGACAAGTTGAGATTGTAGTTGGATATAGAAATCTACCTGAACTATCAGAAAAACTAAAACCTTTTTCATATCGTGTATTAAAAGATGATTGTTTAGATCTACCTAAAAAAACATATATGAAAAGAACTGTAGAACTTACAGCTGAACAAAAGAAAGTATATAAACAAATGAAACAAGAAGCGATTGCATTCTTAAATGGTAAAATGGTTACGTCTGCTACTGTTATTACACAACTTATGAGATTACATCAAATAACTTGTGGTCATTTTAAATCTAACGATGGCACAGTACAAGATCTTAAAAACAATCGTATAACACAACTCATGGATATATTAGATGAAGTAGAGGGCAAAGCTGTAATATGGGCTCACTACAGACATGATATAGAAAAAGG